AACTAACCCCGGAAAACCGTGGCGAGCTGAGAGTAATGACTTAATGCGAACAAAGCCGTTCGCGCACAATTGACGTATAACACCGGAATTAACGCGAGAGCGTAGCGAGTCGCGTTTAATGACCAGTTAGGCGTAAACATTAAACAGAGGTGATTTATGGCAGAAGAAATAAAGAAAGGTGAGTTCACCAGCAAATACGCGCTTGGTGAAATAGTGGAAATGAAACGCGGCGCAACCTGTGAAGAAGCGCGGGCATTCAGCGCAGAGGTGCGCGCGGTTATTTTTGCCGTAGATGAGCGCCCAATGTATTTGGTTCGGCACTGGGATGGCAGAATGCTGCAATTAGCTGAAAGCGAACTCTGTGTGCTGGGCGTGGATCACGCTGATACATTGGCTGACGCCTAACGGACGAGTTAAGCGGGGCGCGTAGCGCATCCGCTTGAACGACTTGTTGTACGTCTTTTACCTACGGAGTATTTATGTTTACACAGATTCAGATAATGGTTGCAGTTGACGATTGTGGCAATGTTGATTGCATTCCAAGCAGCCCGTACAACGTACAAATGCAAAGAAAAGCAGCGGCCTTTCTTGAGGCAAAGAAAGCCGATAAGCGCGAGTGGCAGATAAGCTACTTGACTGCACACGTTCCTGTTCCGGCAACGCCAATAATTGAGGCAACCGTTACGAATAACCCGTGACGTACAACCATGGAGCTGAGAGGCAGCCCGTTAGGGCTGTCCAGCGCTGAAAGCGCGATTCTCCAGCGACTTGTTATGCAACTACTAACTACGGAGATTTTTATGGATATTAGAGACAAGATCGCAATTGCGGTATTTCCAGCAATATACAAAGAATACTTCGACGAAATAAGAGCGTCTGGAATTAGCAAGATAGATGAGCATTGGCGTGAAGGGTTGGCGATTGACGCATATGCAATGGCTGACGCTATGATTGCAATGAGAAGTGAAAAAGTAGCAGACGAGAAAGGCATTAATATGCCATTTGGTGATATGCCACAGTTTCCAAGCATTCGTGGTGCATAACCCAGAGCTAACCGGCGCAGAGCTGACAGCTAAGCACATATTGCAGGCATTGGCTGAGACACAGATGTATTGGGTGCAGAAGGGGTTGATAACAGTGAAGGGGATGAGGGTATGGATTGGTTTTTGGTTTTATTGATCGGCCTTCTAGCTGGCCACAGTATTGGCTGGATTCGAGCGCATCACACAATTGCGCACGAGTGCGAAAAGATTGGCCAGTTCTATGTTGGCGATAAGGTTTTTGTTTGTCAGAGGAAGAGCAAATGAACGAACGCCAATCACGGGAAGCCATGTACTACCCCAAACGCAAACAAAGCAGGGCGCTAGAGGTAAGTGTTATCGCAATGGCTGGCATGATTATTGTGCTGGTGGCGCTGAGCTTGTGGGTTAGGTGAGTCAATAACCACGGCCATAGGGGGCAGGCGCAGCCTGTCCAGTGAGTGAAACGAACATACATTAACGCGGTTGTTATGCGTTTTAACAGGAGAGATTATGAGTAAGTGTAAAGTAGATAAGAAAATTATTGAGCCATGCGAAACGCTAAAAGATAGCTGCGAGTATGGTCATCCGAATGGCAAGAAGAAAGGGTTGTTTTGCTGGTCGCTGACTAACATGAATACTGGCAGCGAATCAAGGCGGCTTTTTGGTGCAAAATCAGGAGAGCATTTAGGAAAAGGGATTATTTTTAATTTCTGCCCATTTTGCGGGACGGATATGACTGGCGCACAAGACGCATAACATTGCGGTAAGCGGCGCACCGTTAGGTGCGTCCGACTTTACCGCGTAGTTATACGGCAATACTTGGAGAGAGTTATGAGTAATAAAGAGAAATACCGGGATTACTACATCGTTAACACTGGCGATGGATATGACATAGTTGAATTTAGTGGAGCGCTTGTCGATGGCGAATTTAGAAGCGCAGAAGAATGCAGGCAAGAAATAGACAGATACATCGACGGCGAACCGCAGAACGATATTCAAGCGGCATTTGGCGGGATTACTCAGACTCCGCAATGTTGACGTATAACCGCCGAATTAACCGGCGGGAACCGTCCGGTTGAATGAGTTGTTATACGTAAACACTAAACGACGAGGTAATTTATGGGCTTTGACGCTATACCAGAAGATAAACAAGAATCGTATCCTTGCGAGGAATGCGGAAAAGGTAACATTGTTAAAAACAAAAACGGAGACTGGGAATGCGACACTTGCCCAGCTACTTACGAGGGCAGTTGACGTATAACCCTAGCTTAAGGGGCGCTGCGATAGCAGCGTCCAGTGAGCAAAGCGAACGGCCTTGAAGCGACAGTTATACGGCAATACTTGGAGAGAGTTATGGAACTAACCATCACAGTAAGCGCAAAAGGCATGTATTCCAGCGCAGGATATGGGGTAACGATTGACGAGCCATTTGTGCAGGCGTCCGAGCCTATCAAAACAACAGACGAGCCAATGCTTGCATTCGCATTTGGCGAAGCAATGCCAAACAGCGCTGTAGTTGTTAGAAAGCTAAAACAGCGAGAGGATGCGGTAAAACTATTAGCTGATGGCATAGCTAAAGCATTACTTGCTGAAATGAGCAAGCACGATACTCACAACGGCTACCGTTGACGCATAACACTAATTCGACACCAAAACTGGTGCATAACTCCGATAAAGGGAAGTTTTGCACCACACAGCGATAGGTGATGTATGACAGATGCACAGAGAAAAAGGTTCGAGGCTGGCCTGATAGATTATTACGAGCGTCTAGAATTGAACGGCACCCCTAGCTTTGAGGGGAAAGAGATAAATACAAAGTTTGGCAATGGCTGGATATATAGAGACCCATACATGAACCATGCGTTTACTGGATGGCAAGCAGCCGAAGCACAGCAGCAAGCGCGGATTGATGCTCTCACCCGAGCCTTAGAGCCGGTGCAATGAAATCCACTCGCTGTGACCAACTGACACCAGTATTGTTGGGCAGCTGCCTGATGTTCTATCTCGTCTGGCATCCAGTCAAGGCCATGTACATAACGGCCCACCTGGAGCAATGCATCCAGAAGAAAAAGACACCTTGACATTATAGGTGCTACCTATAAACTACACACCAAAACACCTCAGGATACCCTCAGTGGCATATATCACGCTTGACTTCGAGACGTTCTACGGAACGAAGTATTCCCTGACCAGTCTGTCATACGAAGAATACATCCATGATCCGCGCTTCAAGGTTCATGGTGTTGGTATCAAGATCGATAACCAACCCACCACGTACTATCCCGAACAACAAGTCTACGACGCCCTCCAGGCGTTATTCGGCGCACCTAATGCCCATACCTTGATCTGCCATAACATCATGTTCGATGGCGCGATCCTGTCCTGGCACTACGGCATGCGGGCCAAAACCTACTGGTGCACCCAAGCCATGAGCCGGGGGCTGTACCCACAAGAGCGCGCGAATCTGGCGAATCTGGCCGAACGGCTCTGGCCAGATGACCCGAGCATGCGGAAGGGCAAAGAACTGGAATCCTTCAAAGATGTCCAGACTCTGGATGCTGAACAGCAAGCCCGCATGGGAGCGTATTGCCGACAGGACGTCGACCTGACATTTGCAGCCGCGCTCAAAATGCACGCCATGTTGCCAGACGAAGAACTGGAATCCATTGACTGGGTATCGCACCAGTTCATCCACCCGGTGATCGAGGTCGATCGACCACTGCTTGAGCAGTTTCTGGTAGAACACCGTGCCGAGCGCGCACGAGTTATCGCCGCTTCTGGCACGACACAGGAGGTACTGGCTTCCAACATGAAATTCGCAGCCTGGTTGTTGGCCACACATGAGATTGAAATCCCACTAATCTTGTCGCCAACTCCCAAGGACCCTGAAAACCAGAAATTACCTTTGTCCAAACAGGACAAAGAATTCATCAACTTGCAGCTGGATCACCCGGAACTGGAATATGTCTGGGTTGCCCGTAAGGCGGCGACATCGAATATCGCCGAGACACGGGCGGAACGTATCTTATTGCACTCGCGGTTAAACGGCGGAAAACTCGCAGTACCCATCAGCTATTACGCTGCCCACACGGGGCGGTACGGCGGCACAAACAAGATCAACGTCCAGAATTTCCAGGCTGGATCAGCTCACCGCCGCGCGCTAAAAGCGCCAGCTGGCTACAAGATTGGCGTACGTGATTTATCCAATATCGAAGGCCGGCTGTCCGCCTGGTTCGCCCGACAGGTCGACAAGTGTCAAGCATTCGCCCGCGGCGAAGACCTGTACAACAAGATCGCGTCAGAGATTTATGGCCGCCCCATCGACCGCAAACGTGTGGCCATCCACCCGGAGACTGGTGAAGAATTCGAACCAGACGCCCAGGAAGGCTTTGTTGGGAAAACATGTTTGGCCGAGGGGAGTCTCGTGCTAACCAATAGCGGATGGAAACCCGTAGAGACAATCAAATTATCTGATCAGTTATGGGACGGTGAAAATTGGGTCAGCCACGACGGAATGATTGCGAACGGCATAAAAGAAACATTGAATCTGTCCGGGCTTTGGTTGACACCGGATCACCTAGTATTGTGCGGGACAGACTGGAAGGAATCGCAGTATCTGGTGCAAGACAAAAACGCCCTATGCCAAGCATTGGGCACCGCAATGGGCACCTTACAGTTACCGGGTACATCCGGGGCGAACGGCGTGGAGTTAAATCCATCATCGTACGCTGCGACTGCAGTCTCGATGAATATCTCGTCGATACTCAAAACTTTAAGCTATTCAAATCTACGCGATGCCCTGAGTGCGCGCGCAAAGCAGGTGCTAAAAAGCGTTACTGGATGTACGCCGCTGCGATGGCAGACGACGCTCATAGAACGCGGTTACTTGACCGACTTTCCGCCGCAATCACTCGGTGCCATAACCCGGGGAAAAATATCCGGGAGAGACGTAATTACGCCGATCGAGGCATCACGGTATGTGAAACTTGGCGGAACGATCGATGCGCTTTTCTACTACACGTGCAAACACTGCCAGGATGGGATAGCCCGCACCTGGACATGGACAGAATTGACAATGATCGCGGGTATGAACCGGGCAATATCCGGTTTATCACGCGGCAGGAAAACTGCTACAACCGACGGACCATCGTCAAACTCGAACAACGCGTGTCAGAACTCGAAGCAGAGTGCGAACGTCTACGACATATTATCCGTAGGACCGAACAATCGGTTTTACGCGTTAACTGAACAAGGTCCTGTAGTTGTCCACAACTGCGAATTGGGCCTTGGTTACCGCATGGGCCCACCTAAATTACGCCATACGTTCCTGGTTGGTGGCCGCAACGAACAACGTGTGTTCTTCACTTTGGAAGACTGCCAGCACTTTGTGCGCACCTACCGCCAGCTGAACGACAAAATCGCTGAATGCTGGGTAATCGGCGACCGCATGATCGAGCATATGCTCCAAAAGGACGAACAGCCCATTAAGTGGCGGTGCCTGGAAGTCGGCTACCGCTATATCAAATTACCAAATGGTATGTATCTCACATACCCGAAACTACGCCGGGTAGAAGACGAACGCGGCAATATGTCCGTCGTCTACTGGAATGGGAAACATGACACCCATATCCACGGCGGCAAACTCATGGAAAACATCATCCAGGCATTGGCTCGCATCATCATGGAGCATGGCCGCCGCCTGGCGTGCAAGGAACTGGCTAAACAGGAAGATCCAAACGTCCGCATCGCAATGTCGGTGCACGATGAATTGGTCGCTGTACTGAAAGCCGAGCGCGCACAACAAGATTTAGAAATGATCGACGCCTGCATGCGGGAACTCCCCGATTGGGCTAACGATGGCTTGCTGGTTTTAGCAACTGCTGGGGGAATTGATGACTGCTATAGCAAGTGATGTAAAACATTTATACATGCATCGGCGCCAGGGGCAAACCTTGATATTCGATGTGCAGGGGACACGATTCGTTATTCAGATGGGCCACGTTAACGCGGACCGTCGCCAAGCGACATTGAATATCATCGCTCCGCCTGAAGTCGTCGTCACTCGTGGCGAACGCCTGGCGGAGATCGGGGCCCATGCGTGAAATAAAAACGACCTACCTGGCCGCTGGCCAGGCATTAGGTAAAACATACACGCCCGATGGCGTGACACCATACCCGTTGGTTAAACGCTTCACGACCATGGATGTTGTCACACCAGCCACGATGGATGGTATGAAACAACGGTTGGCGTATAACCGCCGGCACGCTGTGCATGGCAACGCGATCCTCCGGGGGAACACCACCCGTCCGTTGCAGTTTGAAGCACGCGCGGGTGCGGTAGACGCCATGGCTGCTAACCCAGTCCTGATACTGGATGTCGACAACTTATTGCTCGACGATATCCCGGCGATGGCCCGTGGCACGACACGCCAGTTAGCTAACCGGATACTAGCTTTGTTACCCGAGCCTTTCCAAGAAGCTTCATGCCTATGCAGTGCATCATCTTCGATGGGAACGAAACCCGGCGTAGTCAGTATGCACTTCGAATTCTGGCTGACCGAAGCGCAAGTACCACAGTGGCACCGCAACCTGCTTCGACACCTGAACCTGATCATTCCGGCATTCCGCAGCCAACTGACCTTGTCAGCATCTGGCACTGCTTTCCGCTGGAAAGTAGACCCGGCGATGGCCAGCAACGCCCAGATCCGGTACATCGCTGTACCGCAATTCCTGGGCGACGTGGAAAATCCAATACCAGATGTACGCGACCGGCATTTCATGATTCGCGGCAAACAGGTGTTGCTGGATACCAGCCGCCTGGAAGTCCCGAGCAATATCGACAGCCAGGTCACCCGCGCGATGAACGAATTCCGTGGCGCGCATGGATTGCCGCCAAAACGCGAAGCAATGGCGTTTATTGGTTCTGCGGATAACCGTACAGCAGTGGTCACCAACCCGGACCGTGTGCACATGACCTACGTCCGTGACACGGACAAATTTGTGTACTACAACATCAACGGCGGTGATTCGAATGCGTACTACGTGCGCAAATTCGAACCGCATGTGGTGTTCAATTTCAAAGGTGAACCACCGTTCATCTTCGAGGCCGCTGATCCGGAAGCTTATAAACAGCATTTCGATCGCTGGATTCTGGATACCGCCGCAGGAAAAAAAGACAACGCCCCGCCGCTACCTATTTTGTTCCGGGAACCCACCGTAGACACGTACTACAGCGGGCTCATTGAGGTAGGGACGGGGCGCATTATCGAGATGAATCCGATACGCGCACTCAAGGCCATGCAAGATTTCATGGCCCAGCGCGACGCACCCATGCCGGATCCCATCCCGGAGTATTACTACCGGTTTGACCCGGATCAACATTACACCTTCGACCCGGTCGGTCGACGGATTAACAAATACCGCGCACCAGAACTGGACATCGCCCAAATCGAACCATTCGATTGGCAACAAGCCAGCGAGTGGGCACGCAGCGCATGCCCCAATATACGTATGCTCATGCTGCATGTATTGGGGGGTGATGAAGAATCTTTCCACCGGTTCTTCAACTGGATCGCAGCAATATTCCAGACCAAACAGAAACTATCCACCGCCTGGGTACTCCAGGGATGTCAAGGTACAGGGAAAGGTATCCTGTTCAACCAGATCATCTCCCGGGTATTCGGGCAACAGTATTCAAAACTCGCCACAATCGATGCGCTAGAAGAACAATTTAACGCACAGTTTGAAGACGCATTGATGGTGATGTTCGACGAATTCCGGCTGGACACCTCGAAGTTATCCGACAAGGTGTACAACAAACTCAAGAACATGATTGGCGAGAAAACCATCTTTATCCGGGAAATGCGTCAGACACGCGTGCAGCGTACTGTGTATTTCAACTGCCTGTTTGCCTCGAACGACCGCGACATCGTGCGTATCCCGCAAGATGACCGCCGATTCAATGTCGCACCACGCCAGAATTTCCCGCTCAACACTGTAGTGGATATCCCGCTGTTGTTGCGCAAGATCGAAGAAGAACTGTCCGTGTTCATCGGCGGACTTTCAGTCGTCCGTATCGACGAAAATATCCTGAACGTGCCGATGATGAACAAGGCGCGAAAAGAATTACAGCAACTGTCCGAAACCACCGTTGACGAATTCGTCAATGCAATCAACGACGGTGATCTGGAATACTTCCTGGACGCAATGCGTATGGATCATCTGACAGTACAGAACCCGCTGTTAGCCGCCTCTCGCGCGATTATCCGCCGCTGGCTAGATCGAGAAATGCAATTGTCTGTACGTGACCCGGATACATACGAACACCACGTCGCTATCGAAGACCTGCGCGTGCTGTATTCATTACTGGTATCCCCGATTGATAGCATCAAGAAATTTGGCCGTATGCTCAGTATCCACGGATTATCGACCAGTCGTATACGTTCTGGCGTCGACCGCGCACGTGTTGCCACTATCAATTGGCAACTGACGGCAGAACATTACCAATTCCTGAAGGAACAGTATGTCACCAGCCAACTGCCAAACAACGTCCAACATCTTAGGTAATACCTATGTATAAGCCCCCAGGCCCGGTGTTTATCCCCGGCATGATGATAGACAACAGCAAGCTGGCAACCCAGCTGACACCGGAGCCGCAATCTGGCCTGGTGAAAACATGGAGCTATTCCACGCTAAAAAAATTCGAGAGCTGCCCCCACGCGGTGTATCTCACTAAAGTACAAAAAATACCTGTCGAACAGGGTGAAGCCGCAGCACGTGGTGAACGAATTCACACCGAAGGCGAGCTATATATCAAAGGTGAACTCGGCGATTTCCCGGATTCATTCGGCAGATACCGTGCGCAACTGGAACGCCTGCGCGAAGGATATACCAACGGCATGGTGAACGCCGAAGACGAATGGGGCTTCGACGTGGAATATAACCCGGTAGGGTGGAAAGACCCTACGATCTGGTTGCGCATGAAACTGGATTGCCTGGAATTCCTGGGCGATACCAACGCACGAGTTATTGATTTCAAAACCGGGCGGAAGTTCGGCAATGAAATGAGTCACGGCCAACAGCTACAACTCTATGCAGTTTCCGCATTTACGCGCGAACCACAACTGGAGTTTGTTGAAACTGAAGCTTGGTATCTCGACCAGAACGAACCCCCATTAGTACAAACCTACACGCGCAAGGAAGCTTTAAGTTTCCGCCCACGGTGGACAACACGCGCCCTTGCATTGACAACAGCCACCCAGTTTTCACCACGACCATCGCGAAGTAACTGCCGCTATTGCGATGGCCGCAAAACGGGTACATGCGAATGGGCAGTGGAGAACTGAATGGAACGTATCAATCTGGCCGCTGAATTACGCAAACCTCTAGGATTCCGGACCGAAGTCCCGTTACCCAAACTGAAAGCGATGTCTGCTACCCGCATTGAGCGATTGGAAGAAGGCATCGCGATGGCGACAGCTGCATTGCGTGAATTGCCATTGGCACGATTAGCGGATGTAAGTGGGTCTCGCAATACATTCGAACTGATGGAATTCCTCGAAAATTTACTGGAGCGATAACTATGTCCACCCCATTCTGGCACGACCTGTTGTCGCAGGAGCAACAAGACGAATTGAAACAAAAGCATAAAGCAGCGCTGGAAAAAAATGCTAATGAATTTATGGCGCTACACCAAATGTGGGACACACGTTACGTGTCGTACTTATATGAATACCTAAATAAACGGAGTGACAGCCATGTCGTATCGCAAAAACCTTGAACACGATTTTTGCCGCGGTATTCCACTAGAAGCATTGATCGCCGCAAAACGTCAAGGCATCACTGCTCTGCACCTTATCGACCGTGTTGCCCAGGAGAATGAAGCTCGTGAAACCGCTGCTACCGCTAATCAAGAAACACCTGACGGTCCAGAACATCATCCGGTATAGCGAACTAGTTATCGCTATTACCGTTGCCATCCAGGAAAAACGTAGTAAACCCGTGGTGCCACCAGATGACAGAAACATTTAAGTTTATGACTGATAGCGAACTGATACGTACCACGCTAGAAGACGGCCGGTTCTCGGCCAATATCCAGAGTGAACTAGCAGTGCGTTTAGCACGAATGACACTTATCGCCAGGGAGCGATTCCATGCAAACATCCATCCCACCGCTGTTCAAAGCACAGCAGGAATTCGTGAATTTCTGCCTGCAACACGAACCACAGCGGATACTGAACACATCTGATCCAGGCACCGGAAAGACGCGCGCGTCATTAACTGCGTGGTTCGCTTCACCAGGTAAACGACGGCTATTGGTGGCCGCACCGCTGTCGATCCTGGGTGCTGCATGGAAAGCAGATATTTTCAAATACTTTCCGGACAACACCGGTGTCGCCATCGCGCACGGTTCTGCACAAAAGCGTGCAGCCGCGATGAAGTCCATCGCAGACGTCGTGCTGATCAACCACGACGGTCTTAAATGGCTCGCCGACCAGGTGAATAAAGGTGAAATAGACCTATCCAGTTTTAGCCATTTCATCCTGGATGAATTCACTGCATTCAAACATCGCACATCCCAGCGTGGGCAAGCGCTGGAAATTATATGCAGGCGTATCCCTAACGCAATCTTCCTGGGCGGGACACCAAACAGCAATGAAGTGACTGACATATGGAACCCTGCTTTCTGCCTCGATGGCGGCAAACGCCTTGGCAATTCATTTTTCCGGTTCCGTCTCCAGGTAGCAGACGCTCGCCAAGTTGGCCCCAAACCGCAGATGGTGAAATGGGTTGAGCGCATTGGCGCGAGAGAATGGATCGCTGATCAACTTAAAGACATCACCTTCCGGGTATCACTGGAAGATTGTGTCGATATGCCAGAGCACGTGGTATCTACCTTCAATGTAGAAATGCCGCCACAAGTTATGGCGCAATACCACCAGATGCAACGCTTCAGCCTGGCGGACATCAACGGTGAGCTTATCACTGCTGTGCACGCCGGCGCCCGCGCCAAGAAACTGCTACAGATCCTGTCTGGCGCTGTATACCGCCCCGACGGAGAAATCCAGAAAGTATTCGACGACCGGTATGAATTTGTCATGGATCTGGTCGAAGAACGTCAGCACTGCATCGTTGGCTTCAACTGGAAACATGAACGTGATGGTCTGATTGAAGCTGCACGTAAACGGGGCATCACCTTCGCAGTTATCGACGGCGATTGCCCACAAGCCGATCGCGAAAAGATCACGGCCGATTTCCAGGACGGCCGATACCGGATCATCATCGCCCACCCAAAAAGTGCGGCGCATGGATTCACCTGGGTACGCGGCACCACCACGATCTGGTGTAGTCCTACGTACGACGCCGAGTGGTACCAGCAATTCAACCACCGCATTTACCGCGCCGGCCAGACGCAGCGAACCGAGACTATTCGTATCGCTGCAGCCAATACCTGCGAAGAAGCCGTGTACAACGCGCTTGACACGAAACTAGACAGCATGGAGGACCTACTTGCCATGATGTGCCATATCACCGCTGAACGAGAGCAAGCTGCATGACCCCTATAGAAGCCCTGAACGATGGATATACAAACGTCGGCTACGTACACGGCATCCCCGTGTACATCACCGCCGTAGATCAGCTGCCTGTGCAGATCGTGGCACAGAAAGAATGGATGGAATACCTGCTGACCGCGGCGGAAAAAATAGTGGACTTGTTCCACTGGCTCACCCGTACGAACCGCGCGGGTGTATACATTTTAGTTGGCCCTACAATCCAGGAGTATTTCCCCGATGACTTTACATGAACTATCCGAACGCCTGAAACGCGTACGCATGCAGAAAAAATCCCTGTCTGAAACACTGAAAGGTGTTGAAGACGAGGAAAAAATCCTGTGCCGGGACCTGCTCGCGATACTCCAGGAGAGCAATATGTCCCGGGCAGATGCCAACGGCCTGAAACTGGCACGAGTCCCCAAGGAGATATTCACGCCGGACCCGGAACACTGGATGGATATTTTCCAGTTCGTAGCGGACAGTGGTCATTGGCAAATAATCCGGAAACAACTGAACACCACGGCTGTCGCGGAATTATTCCGTGCGGGTGAAACTCTCCCGTTCGTGGAGAGGAGTGAGATCGATGAACTGAAAGTGGCAGACTTGCGCTGACATTTTTGGTGGTGTAGTATCGCCCCACTCTATAGGCATCGCCTATATCGAACAACAAACCAATGTCCATATAAACGAGGTACGACAACATGGCACGCGAGCAAGCAGCACAAGCAGAAACCACTTCGGTGGCCCTGTTCAGCCAGAAAGACGTCTCTGCCCCACCAGCATTCCTGCAACAGGAAGCGCCACGTGGGAACGAAGCCGTAACTGGTGATGATCTGGCAATGCCCCGCATCAAACTGATGCAACCCCTGAACCCGGAAGTCAATGCTGACATCCAGCCAGGTATGTTCTTGAACACCATCTCCAATCGCGCGGTTACCAAGTTCTACGCGATCAACCTCCACTTCCAGAAGGAATTCGCTGTTTACAAAAAACGCGACCTGGGCGGCGGTTGGGTAGCCTCCTTCCCGACTGAAACTGAAGCGTACGAAGGTATCCGTGCACTGCCAGGTACAGCAGCTGACTACGAAGTCAACGAGTCTCACCGCCATGTGCTGTGCATCCTCGATGAGCAAGGCCAGCCACGTGAAACCGTTGCCATGTTCTTCGCGAACAAGACCGGTTTGTACGCCAGCCGGGAGTGGAACACGGAGATCCAGACTATCGGCAACGGTAAAATCGACCGTTTCGCTTCTGTCTGGGAAATCAGCTCCGAGCGCCAGCAAAACCCGAAAGGTGTGTTCTATGTCCCTGTGAAGAAATTCGCAGCCTGGGCATCAGAAGAGTTGTACGCACAAGCCAAACGCGCGTACGAAGGTATCGCCGCGGCGTAAGACATAGCTGGTGTGTTCATGAGGGGCGCACCAGCTATCCCGTAGCAATCCAGGCTGCCCGCTTTGATGGATTGCGTAGGCTGGTCACCTATGGGGAAGAACGACCATGAATTCATGATCAGCCCAGCCGGCGGTGGCGTTGTTACACCGGCAGTGTACGCATGGCTTTGCCATCTCCAATCGGCGCGCTAGCCGGTCAGGGCGTATACCGGAGAAACCACGCTACGGTTAGCCCGGCCTGCGATCCCATCAACGGCCGGCAACACTACAGACGAATGGTGGTTGTGCAACCAAAAAGGGAGTGCGACGTCCGCGGGGGCAACCGCCATTCTTGTGCAGTGTCGAGCAGGACCATACGTGACGGGGCAAACAGCCACAACAGCTTTGGCTGCCCGACACTGCACAACCTAACCACCAGGTATTGCATGAACGAACATGGATTTATAAGAAAGATCCACGACGAGTTGCCAACGGCTATCGAAGCATGGAAAATTAACGACACCAACAAGATCGGTGTCGCTGATACCTATTACGACGGCCCAGTGGGGGGCTCGCTGTTCGTCGAATACAAATGGCGGCGTGCCCTACCTAAACGTGATACCACTGTAGTGCGCAATCTAGGGGTGTCACCTATGCAGAAGCAGTGGTTAAGTGAGCGTTATTACCGCGGGGTCCGGGTTGCTGTTGTTGTCGGCATACCAGGCCAGGCACTGATTTTTCCGGGGGTGTCGTGGGATTCCATATTCACGGCAGAGGAGTTACGCGCTAGACTCGTACCGCATTCCGCGGTCGTAGCCTGGCTAACGGATCTTTGCTCAGGAGCAAATCATGGCCAAACGCACGCTAACCAACGAGGAACGTCGGGCAGCAGCCTGGTTGAAGAGTTTGATACAGGAGAAACGGGAGGTAGACCCCTCATTTACACAGGTATATATATCAACCAAACTGGGAATGTCGCAGCCGACGCTGGCCCAGTACATCAACGGCATCATTCCGTTGGGGCTCGACATGGTCTTACAGTTAGCGGATATTCTCAACGTAGCACCCGAAGACATATACCCTGAAAAAGCGCAAAAAATACAACGAATCGCGCATCGAATTAAAGAGGATATACTTCCGATTATGGGCACTGTTACAGGAAACGCACCCGAATATCACCAAGTTACCGTAGCCAATGTCGCACTCGCACGCCACTGCTATTCCGTGCATGTGGATACAGACGCTCTGGCTATGTATATCCCGGAAGGGACATACCTGATTGTCAACCCGTTAGGTATTTTACGGCAAAAGCATAAAGTAGTGTTTCGCTACACCAATTCCGAGGCATACCACGTGGGGCTGTTGCAAGACATCACCCCGCGGACATTGAAATACATTTGCTTCGCCTCGGGAAAACTGATGAGCGCACCACTGAAAGATGTTCGTTCACTCCATGCTGTTTGTGGAGAGCAATATCCGCCCGTGTAGGTCGGGTTTTTCCTTCAAATTATAGGTATTGCCTAATGCAGGACACAAAACAATCGAACCCGAAAGACATCATCGGTATCCGTAAACTAGCATTCAGCGCACTGCCTTGGCGGGTGTTGACCTATGTCGGGCTGGCCATGATGGAAGGTGCTGCAAAATATGGGCGCCACAACTACCGCGCGGCAGGCGCACGCGCTTCGGTGTACTTCGACGCCGTGGTCGCCAGGCATCTCACCGATTGGTGGGAAGGCAATGACATAGACCCTGATTCGGGGCTACACCACATCGACAAAGCCATCTCGGGATTGATGGTGTTACGCGACTCGATGCTGGAGGGCAATTTCATCGATGATCGCCCACCACGCGGCCGTGTCGATCTGGCAGAACTCAACGATCTCGCCGCAAAAATTCTTGATAAGCACGCGGACAAGTCGCCGCACCATTACACCATCAGTGATGGATGGGATGTTTATACCCCACTGTCTCCGCATGAAATGGATCTACTGAAAGGCGCCCCGGAGAAACAGCCAGGGTTAGTAAATCCTCGTATTTGTATAATCTGCCACAACGTATGGCCTGGCGAGTGCGTTTGTAGAGGAGTGACTTCTGATGCTACCGAGCAACCCAGAACTTAAAATACTGCAACGCCAAGCTGAACAAATTGAAATTCAATTGTTCGACCCACGGGATCTCCCACAATGGCCTGAATGGATTGAATGGTGGCACCGTGAATACGGCACCCGGATGACATTTGACCAAGTTGTTTATCACGCACCAGAGCTGAAGCACCGGCCTACATATGCAAAATACTTCCCCGGCATTAAACACCGAAAGCCTGTTCCCACTGAACAGTTTCTCGTCTACCGGTTGCGAAAACGGTATGCCTCAGATACCGATTGCATACGACCTGTGGGACACAGACCATATAGCCGCTTTCCTGAAACGGAGACCGCGCGTAGTGGCTGAACAAGTGGTGTGTTTGCCTTCATTCCCACGCCCGATCCGGTTACCTACCGGTGCCAAAAGCCGCAAACTGTGGCGTGCATCCGAGGTCATTGACTGGGCTCTGTCATACCAGGAGAGTTAATGTTTAACGTCGATTGCGTTTACGCCACTGTTGAATTATTCCATCGCACCTTCGGGCGTCGCCCCACAAAACTGCACCTGACGTATGGTGCACACCAAGAACTGATGCGAATTATCCCGCCCTATATATCCCCACAAATCACCCACCAAGGGGTCATCACTATACTGGGGATGGAGCTTGTTGTAATCCCTGAACGAGACCGCGTCCCTAACGACGAGGTGGATTACAACACGCCGTATGTCACAACTTTTTCGCCAGATTCTCCGCGCTCTCATTATAGTAGACCAGCAACATCTTCAGATCGCTATGCCCCACTACGCGTGCCAATTCCAGGGGGGATAGGACTTGAGCCAGACGAGTTATCGCCGTATGACGCGCGTCATGAAATGTGGCATGTTCTACCTGAGCAGATGTTAAGGCGCGACGAAACAATACATCGCGTGAGGCAGAACGCACTACAAAGAGAAAATCCTCTATTCGACGCGCGATTTTTTTCACCCGAGGGGCGTCATGCATTCGCCCGCATGGCTGACCGAGTAGATATTCAAACACTGCCGCCGCCAACGGAGATAAGGGTACTTCACGCGGACGGCCCGTCTTGGATTGACGAATTTGAACGACTCGCCGCACCAAATCAAGGTCAGATACCCGAAGCGCAAGCAGTTCCCCCTGACGCATGGCCGTCTCCAGCGCCAGTAGAAATAGAACCCCAACCTCTTGTGTACGCTCCAGATGGTGCGGATCGTGGGGCAGTACCACAATTGAACCTGGAAACTTTGCAGCGAGCGCGGGAATTACTGGCAGCTCAATCCGGCTATCAAGGCCCGGTCGAATTACGCGTAACTGCACGAGTAGCCGAACAACTTCGTCATCGTGGTATACACGACACCGAGGCGGTGCGGATCGTGGTTTACGAACCTGTGCCAGAGGATTTACCTGTAACCAACCCCACTCCTTTATCGCCACACTGAACATGTGGCTCCACAAGATCATTTCGCGTTGCACAGTGGCACCCGCCACTGCCGACAACCGCTGATCGCGCCAGGATGCAATGTCCGCCGGCGTTACCTCACCCACCCGCTTCTTCGCAAATGCCGCATCCTTGAATCGATTCGCGCGTAACGCTTCCCACCGGTGGCCTCGTTTCTGCGCCGATACATCGAGCATGTAGCGGTCAATCATTTCGATTACAGTATTGTTGTTGGCCAGATGTTTTGGGCGTAATAGTGCAGCCTCGCGCTCGCGCGCCCAGGCTTGTGCTTCTGCCTTTGTCGGTTTCGTAGTGGACTCACGCGCGCCGTTGACGCACAGACTCACTTCCCACCGGCTGCCCCGTTTCCTGTAACTGGCCATGCCGTAAATTTGCCGTAATGGACTGGTGGTTCAGTATGTTTTAGAGTGGGTAAAATTGGAAGCCCTTTTTACAAACGCCTTATTTTATGGGCTTCTGCGGGATGGAGTGGGATGTTATGGGAGCGGTTCGAGTCTCTCTTCCGGCACCATATCTACTAGCAATATCAACGACTTACCGATCGTTGCCGTAAAAATGCCGTAATCAGGCAACAGGACCGCGCGAGTTAGTGGTGTCACTGTCCAGCGGGGTGAAGGTGATAAAAGACCCTTCGTCCAGCGATGGTGATGTAACAGTATTAGTGAAAGCAATCTGAGGTGTGACGTTTCCTGCTGCATTCATCCTCAAGATACCTTTTATGCTTATGGTGAAGTTACCTGTGGCAGTTGCTGCGAGTCCTGTGCTAGTTGCCTTATCGCAATGCACCACCTGCTCCCCTGCCCCAGATGTTAGCCCGTTGAGGGAGGCGTTGAGGCAGTAAGATTTGTACCTTATTAAAGTTAATGAAGCGCCACCGGACAAGCCCCAAATAAGGTTTACACCAGAAGTGGTGCCAGATTTTTTGATATACAGCAAGGCTTCAAATAGATAGGTCTTATTAGCGTCCAGTGCCCAAGTATCCATAGCAGGTGGGAATAATGGTTGTGCCGCCACTGCTGTTGATAGCGCAAAACCGCCAGCGGGTACAATGGCGTAATAACAATTACTGACGCCATCCGCCCCCGTTGCTCCTGTCGCCCCCGTTGCTCCTGTCGCCCCCGTTGCGCCGACTAAGGACACCCCCGCTGGCCAAACCCCCACGGCTTTTGGGCCGTATATGTAGTTAGCGGTAGTGTCGATATAGAAATCACCATCCGCCCCAGTCCCGCCTGTTGGCGCACCCGCTCCGTTCAACACAGTGTGTCCCGCAGCGAGAACGTCGAGATCAACCGCCCCTGTGACAGTCAGGAAATCAACCTTGTCTAGCTGCGCAGGGGATGCATACTTACGCGTTGCGCTCTCCGCGATATCATCAGTATCTGCGTCGCTGTACGCCTGCACCACGCCAAATTTATTGACCGTGACTTTAGTGCCGGTGCCCTGCGTCAGCAACTCGCTATCGAGGTATGGAATCCATCGTATTTTGTCTGCAGCGCCGGGGCCATATCCATACAGAATTTGGTTGGGGCGGCCAAGATCCAGTGGGATAGTCACCGGGGTGCCCTTACAGCATATAAAATCGACGGGTTGGTCGCCATAGACGAGAACGTAGTAGTTCGAGGGATTATCCATCGCGTCGAACAACGTCACCGTTTTCGTGCCGTCTCCCACGTTGACTAACACGATAACGCCGTATTTAGATTGCGCAGCGGTCATCACATAGTCAGCGTCCTCCATGTCCACAATCACAATCCCTTGGACATTCGCCACTAATGTATCGATCAAGGTACGGTCTACATTGGCCTGCCCCTGGAGCTTGTACAGCGCCTCAAACACTGTGTCGCCCATGCCGACAGGCGTATCAGTGGGTACCCCTGCGGGTAAATCTGGCATCTCAGCAGTGGAGTTCACGGGTGTAGGTGTTGCTGATGTATTTGCTGTAGTTGTTCGCCCCGCCGGGGTTCGCACTACGACAGGCTGCGCTGCGGCAGGCGCAGCAGGCGCGGCTACTGCGCCACGTAATGACATCAGGAACGACCGCAGCGCGGGGTCCTTTACCGAAGCGGGGACCGGAGGTAACGCCATTACTGGGCCTCCGCCATTGAATCCCATATACCGAGCGATTCCACCTGGCCAGATGTTTCAACCAGGACGGACACTTCGGTGTCTTTCCACCCACCAGGGATACGTACAGGGCGGTCCACATTCATTGTGTTCACTACCGCGCGTACGGCGCCAGCTTTGTCCTTCACTGAAATAGTTGCGCCGTCGCCTGTCTCCCGGCAGCGTAATGTCTGGTACGCAACCGCGCGTGGAGTAGACACTTTTCCTGATTCCCATTGCGCCACAAGTGGAGCAACAGCACTATCGCTGTCCCACTCGAACTCGTATAGTGAATTCAGTATTTCATTGTGCATCTCGTCGGGCGTCGTCATCGCTGCGAGCAGGTATGTCTTACCGTCGCTTGCCCCCGCGGTATGGACTGCAGCCAGCATATGAAGAGTGACAACAACAGCTCCCTCCCCCTCAGCCAACTGCGGGGCGACGGTGGCTGTAGTGATCTCAACACCATCGGCAGTGGCCGCCACAATGAAATACTCTGCATGGGAAATACACCCGTTGAAGTCTTCTCCGGAAACGCCTGTGCGTGCAATATACCGCCCTTCGTGGGAGAACGCGCGATACGTCGTCGGATTGAAATCTGTTCGCCAGGTTTTCTCATCGATATACGGCAGCGTCACGTTTTCAACCCCGCTGCTGCCTGCTTTTATCAGCCCTTCCCGGCTGGCGTAGAAAGCTTCCCCTTCGATAGCGACGACGCTGCGCGCATTCACACATCCATAGCGGGCGTCCAGAGCTATCTGACCGACAGAGGACGGGTGGTCCCCTACCATCAATACGGGGGCGGCTGTGGTGAGCACCAGCAAGCCGTCGCGCACAGGGCATACGTCGATGATGTCATGCCGCACTGAATACCGGTACGCTGACGGCCAGGCGTGTGGTACGCCAGGCTCAGAGAAACACACTGTGCGGCCGGTATACCCCGCGAGCACGCCGTTGCCGAACTGCACTACTTTCTGCAGCGGCTCGGCGTAATACAACTCACCAGTGTCGGGGTCCACTGCGTCGTCTGGTGGAGCTATCCAGGTAGTGGAGGGGCACACCTCTTCGAGGAACTCCGATGAGGTAGTGTCGATCCCCGCGGAAACCGAGATAGGGAACCGACGTGCGAACTGGAACGCTGAGCCGCTCCCACCAGTGTTGCTGCGGTATATATTCACGAACCCAGTGACAAGATTCGGATGGCGTAAAAGCAAGTCTGTCACATCGGGGAACGTGAGCTGTATAGCATTTGTGGCGTCCACACTGGAGATGAACGCGTCGCCTACGTCAAACCCCGCGGTGTCTGCATCGATACGGAACCGGATATATGGATTAGTGAAACTCTGCCCTGTACGCGCTAACCACTGAGGGGATACAACCGTTACAGTCATCGTCCCGCTGCCGGCAGTAGTAAAGTCGATAGCAGCTCCGTCCAACTCAGACGTAATCTGTGATGAACCGACAGCAGACCCATTACTCAATAAGTAATATGTGGCCGCGGCTTCCAGCCCCGCCGGGAGTGACCCCCCTACAACAGACAACTGCACCGCGGTATTGGGCGGCGCGCGCAGCGCTGTTGCGAATGTCAATGTATCTGTGCCTGCATCAGCGGTAAACGTGCTGGTCTGTGCAACCTCCCGCGCGTCGTCCTCTGCTGTGAGCAGTTCATACGAATCCGTGGTGAGTGTAAATGTCGCGACTTCATTGCCGAAGGACACGGCTTTTTCATGGAGATAGAAATAGAATCGATCCCCCACTACCAATTCACTGGTCAGCGCGGCAGTCGTTCCCGGGTCATTCATACGTACGTTGCAGTGGTAGGTATTCGCGGTCCCTTCCCCTAACCGGTAGAAGGTATTGTTTGCTTTCATCCTAGACGCAGCTGCGTTATATGACCCGCCCGCATATTTACGCGCCAATATGTATTGCCACACAGTGATCGCCGCGCTGCTACCTGTTGTGGTGAGGTCTACTATAACGGGGGTCGCCGCCATTGCATCTGCCGCAGTTTCCGCGAGCTGGAAGGTATCGGCGTCGATAACAACCGCGTAGTATGTAGCCCCTGTGACCACGCCCCCTGGGGCGCCAGCAGTGAATTTTAAGGTAGAAACCCCATGCTCCAACCGGTGAGCTACCTTTGTGAGCGTGTCTGTTGCGGAGTCAAACGCGACGGATGTCAACTCCCCCGTTTCTGGGCGAAGTACCTTGTACTCAGTATCTTTCCGTCCTTCGTTTGATGTGCCTGTGCCGTTGGCATTCACATCAGTGACTTCTATGATCCACGGAGCATTACCTGGCGGGGTATACGTCCGCCATGCTGGGGTGCCGTCCATTATTCCGGCAGTCCCCACATCATACGCGCTGTTGACAGAAGAGATGCCAACCTCGGGGTGCGCGGCAAGCCACGCGGCGCGCGGTGTGTCATCGCCCAATCCCGAGGTATCCCACCCGGCGGGGGCGTCACTTGTGGCGGGGGAGCCAGAGTCTACCGCCGCGGCTTTTTGCGCGTAGAAGTAATAGGTATCTCCTTTTGTGTACGGACGGTAGGTTACCCCTGGGCTAACGGCCTCACCCACTGGTCCTGTTGGCGCATTAAGCCAGAATCTAGTGCTCAACCATGATTTGGAGCCATACAACTTCTGCGTGCGAAGGTTGGTTAAAGTAGTAGTCACCGCACCAGTGCGTTTAAATATACCCGCGCCGTGACGTATGACAGTAGAGGCTGCGATAACCGCGCCGCCGCTGTCAGTTTCGTAGGTGATATAAAAACTATCCCCTTTCCCCAGGCGAACCCCACCGTCGTGCCGCAGGGTAATGTCGACTGCAGGGTGTGTAGTGACCACACACGTTCCGCCTTTAGGTAACCGAACCGGGGATGCCCCCAGTGCGGCGTTATACCCACTTGCGGTGTGCACCATTTCGACAGTGGCAAACATATACGTCGGCGCGGTGTACACCCGTTGACACATCAAATGTATCATCCCGGAGGCGTTTGGCAACTTACCTGTGATCTCGATGTCGACCGCGCCTTTATTCCCGCCGTCCGCAGCCACACATTCAAATATATACATCTCGTCCGGGGAGGTGGCCCCCGCAGTGGTCAGTACGGAATCCAGACCACCAGATGTGCCCGCGCCTTCGTATGGAGATGCCGTACTCTGATACCAAGGTTGTGATGCGTCATCCGTATTATCAACCGCGGTACAGTCCAGGCGCCACGCTATAGTCTGTGGCCCTTGTGCCGTATCCGCGCCTACGTACTGCGCAACAGCACCAACGACGTCCCCATCAGTTCCTTCCTCCGCAGTAAAACGGACACTGTACTCATCTGCAGACATGCTTGTGGGGCGCACGCGTTCGAACAGCTCAGTAGGTGCTGACGGCGGCCCTTCATACCCGAACTTGTCGGTGTAGGTACTGATGTAGGACACATACTCGATTTCTTCGGGCCCTGTCCCATCTGGAACGGGTGGCACCACCACGCCAGGCGCGGCAGAAGGTGCGGGTAGACCCAAGCGGTACTCTCTCAACTCGCCGTGTTCGAACGCGATAAGCTGCGGGTATGCGTCGCCAGTGGTGTTTACTACGCGGCGACGTGCCGCGACGTGCCGTGAAAAGGGATCATTGATACTAGCGACAGCCACACGGGAATACTCTCCGTCCCCATCGACAAACCAGAAGGGGGTCAACTGCTGATCTACAGCGGTGAGCGTCATCACGCCAGAGCCCGTGGACGAAATTGTGGTGGCGGATCCAGCGATAGAATCTGCTAACAGAACATCGCCCCCAGACATACGGGCGTAGTACACCGTAGTAGAGTCCATCCCACCAGGGAGGTCTCCACTGGAAGTAATACGCACACGGGTGTTGCCCGCAAAATGCAAGTAAGGTCCCGCTACGCTCCACGGGAACACCGCGCCGGAGAGCGTATCCGTCGGGGCATCGACCTCAATATCAACCATGCGGGGTTCGGCGCGGTGGACGGAGTGGATGTTACTCAGCGCCCCCACGGGGTACGTGCTCTTCCCCACTGTGTCTTCTACTGGAGTTTCAACCGTGGGGCCGCGGACAGCATGTAGGTCCTGCATCGCGCGAAGTTGCCCGCTACCAAGGTTCACGTTGTGCGCAGTGACACTGTTGCCTTCGGGCAGCGCGCGTTGTGAGAATCGAGGAGCGATCCCCTTGAACTTGTCGATAGTGAACCCGGTCATCTACTGAAACACTCCTGCGCTTCGCGCAACAACGCGCCGATGTGATCTTCTACTTGCGACGTGACGACCGCCAATCGCTGTCGGTAAAGTTCAAACTTCTCGGGCTCTTTCTCCTGAAGGTAGCGACCACGGTCGAATTCGTGGAGGTATGCGGTGCAGGTACAACAATCAATGTTGCTACGGCCATACTGATAATGGCTAAGCATCGGCAAATTATTTTGCTGGATATAATCGAATACATCATCGTCAGACCACTCGTTCAATGGGAACAGCAATTCATACGCGCCGAAGGTGTCCCCATTACGCGAATTAGGTCGTACAGGGTCACCCGCTTTCTGCCCGCGGATAAGCAACGTGAACCCCTTGCGCTCGATCGCTGCGTGTAATGGTTGCCACAGAACTTTCGAACAGCACGCATACCGTGGTTGTAATTTCACTCCTGCCTGTGACATCCATTCGCCATATTCCCCGGACATCTCTGGTGTGTAGAGATCGACGGGGATGCCGTCCGTGGCGATGATCTCCGGTTGGTTTGCCCTCACCGCGAGGAAGGATGGCACCATCGCTGCGACCGCGGCCATCATCTCATGTGTCTCGCGCGGGGCGTCCCCGGTATCGAGCCACACCACGGTCAGCCGATCCCACCAGGGGCGCATGACATACAACAAAGCTGTTGAGTCTTTGCCCCCGGATAAATACAACGCGGCTTTCTTGTGGCGATCTAACGCCGCCGCTATGGCAAGCGTGTCGATGCCGTTCACTTAGCGATATGAACAGGCTGCTTGGTTACCAGTCGCAGGATGATATTCACCGCGGCAGTTGCGCCTGCGATCACCTGGGCTTGTACATCAGGGGAGCCCAGTATGGTAGCCGCAGGATGACCGGATGCAGTTGCGATCAACGCAATCAACGACACCGCGTTTGCCCAAAAGATCTTGCTGGAAAAAATACTTTTCGTGTCCATTGTGTTACCTCTCATTCACGGATATTTCGCCCTGCGGTGCGAGATACACCGGTCGGACATTGGTGGGTTTACCGACTTTGTACATCGCACGGCAGCCGATCAGCCGTCGTTTCGGGATGCGGATAATGCTGACGCGGTCACCCTGGTTCCCACCGAGTACGTGGTAGCATTCAGAATCTTCGCCAACATAAATGCCCACATGCCCGGAATTCCTATCACGGGTGAACACAAGAATTGCGCCGAGTTCTTTCGCGCTAGACTCACCCCATGCGCCCCAGTTCCTCGCCCACAATGGATTTTCAGGTAACGGTTTTCCTGCGCGCTTTGCTGCGACAGCGACAAACAACCCACACCAGGGGGTAGAGTCCGCGCTGTATCCCTTGATGTTGCACTCAGCGGCCCAGTCAATAATGACGCGATTATTTTCAGGCCCCTGTGTTTCGGCAACATTGAATAGGTTCAATGCTTCAATCAGGATGCGAGGGCCAGGTTCTGAAGCTAACCAACCGTATTTACCCAGGCGGTCAGCGGTGCTCATGACAGTGACTTCAAGCGTTTTTCGACGAGACGTTCTATCTGATAGATAGCCCGCGTACCCATGTGGCCGGTGACTGCTACCATCACGGCCGTGATCAGCTGGGAGAATCCCGCGGCCTGGCAGAGGTAGAAAGTGATCACACCAGTGAAAGCACTGGTCATAATCTCACCGACAAATTCCATCAAATTGTGCGGGCTGCTATCCCCGTTCTTGATTCGTCGTGCAAAACTCACGAGACCTCCCCAGATGGAAAGACCAAATACCCACGCATACGTGATAAGCGGGTATGCCAGCGGATCTTTATCAATCATGTGCGCCTCAATGCGTGAGAGGTTATATAGGTAATGCCTATATATTACCCGCGCAAACCAGTTTCTTCCAGCGCTTTGTACACAATTTCTCGCGCCGCTGGCACTTGCGACACTCCGGGTATGACATGGAGCGCTGCAGCAACGGCGTCGCCTTTCTGTAAGTCTTGCCCGACCTGCAGCGCTTTGGACGCAGTAGGCCCTGCTTCGAACGCAACAGTATTGAGCGATGGATCAATCAACGCTCCGACGAATGGAATATTGGTGAACCCCGCCCTATCTGTCAGCGCCTTGGTCAATGTTCCCATGTCATTGTGGTAGGCAGACACCATACCTTTCTCGCCCATTGACCGCAGCCGCTGGCGTATTTCTTCCTGCGCGCCAGCGAGTGCCATCAACACTAGCGCAGAAGGGATCGCCCACGCAGCGGCGGATGCCGCAGCGGCTGACATATCTCCTTTCGCAACCTGGCGTTGGATCTCACGATACGCTCCCATCATCACCCGTTTTTTTGCGGTCATGTCGAAGCCTTTCAACTGGAACAAGAATGCGCCATACATATTCCGCGACCAGGGTGGGGCATCCGCCGCCGTGGGGTTTACAACGGTTTCGTTGGCGAATCGCGAGATGGCGTGATTCACCTGAAGCGCAGCGGTGTAGAGCGCCCGATTCCCCGGGGTGTCCACTCGTTCGACTTGCGCCCATGAAGGGAATCCTGCATCCCGCCAGATGAAAATCATCTCGGGGGTTAAGCTCGGACTCAACTCACGAAGTTGGTGCATCAGATCATCTGCGTTTCCAGTACCAGCTTGTATCTGCTCCGCCATATTCAGGAGATACTGTTTCGCTGTCGCGGCGGAGACAACACGCCACATGCGTGCCATATACTCATTGCCCGTGTATTCGAGCATTTTAGGGATGTACTTACTGATTGGCCCATCGAACGAATCCACGCTCTCGAACATCTGGCTGCCGAGAGCCGCGTGCATATCGCTAGTGATAACCCCCATCGATTCCGCAAACCGCTGCAACTCTGCACGTTTTGTTTTGTTGGCCATATCCATGAGCAATTGGCCGAACTGTTTTGCCGCGACCTGCCCACGGGTTTTTAGCAACACAGCGCCGCCTTCGGTGATACCTGCTAGGCCGCCAAACAGCAGTGAATTCAGCGAAGTCAACGCACGCAGTTCTTCTAGCGGCCGATACCAGCTAGAAGATTTATCCACCGGGGTGAGGCCCAGCGCGTTGTTCAACAATCCTTGCACGCGAGCTATCTCAGCATCGCCTTGCTCCCGACTCATGCGCGTTTGTTGCACTTGCTGGTCAATGTGTGCCTTAAACTTTTTAAACTCGGCGTCGATCGCAGGACGCAACCGATCATATTCCGTACGGGACACAACATTGCGTGTGTAACTCATCAGATCCTTGAACGGGTTAGCGCTGAGGAATCCAGCTTCCACCAGATCATTCAGCAGCGCCTGGTCATGGACCTTCCGCGACCGCATATGTTTCGCCGGCGGGGATAGTGGCTCCCCGTTATCTGGGCGCGTTAAATAGTTCATGATCATCGTGTCGTATACGCCAGTCGCGCCATGCCGCGCCAAGATGGCGTCAAACTTTTCTTGCTCTGCGACAATTTTCGGGAGGTTATAATTACGGTGGAAATAACCATCGACATACGTCAATTTCTTGTTCACCTTATGCGCGTACCGATACATATCGTCGTGCATATCGTGCAAGTCAGTAGCAAAATCTAGCGATACCTGGTCAAAATGTTTCAGGTTATCCGGCGTCTTACCCTTGCGTATCAGATCGAACGCAGCATTATCTGTGCCCATAGTCAGGATACGGAACGCCTGAGCTTCCACCGCTTGTACTCGTGCAGGGGTCATCCCACTCAGATGTTTTTGCGCGAGGACGTTCATGCTGCCAGCGAACATATCTTTGTGCGTCCGCACCGCGGTGTGATACGCCTCTTTGCCTGTAACGGGATTTTCAACCAGCGTGTTGGTGGGTTGCTCGATCAACAAACCGAGCGGTTCCCATGCGGCGCGGAGTTGACTCCCCGCGCTGAACAGGTTGCGTACGCCCGCCCATCCGGCAGGGTCCATCGAATTGGCCAGGATGTTGCCAAATGCCGATGGCCCACTGGGTGGTGGCTCGTCAGTAGTACCCGCGCCCGATGGCGGTGGCCCGGGCGGCGGTGGGGATGCGTCATCGACTTTGTCGGCCACAGATTCAGGCGCGGCTGTCTTGGCTGGGTCAACTTTAGACGGCTCCCACCACACAGAAGTAGGGTCGTTGCGTACTACACGCTCCAGGAATTTGCTGACTGCGGCATTTGAGCGGTACCTCGCCAACTTGTCCGCGTTCTTTTTCCAGATGCCATAAATCCGCCCGGCCAGTTCGCGGAATACGCGGTCAGCGATCCCCGATGGTCGCTCAGAAATGCCAGGGACTTTACGCTCCATCTGCTTGGATGTGTGCTGAGTCGGATCTGCTTTCGGCCGGCTGTTCTCGTCCAGGTCAGTGAATTTGGTTTTTTGCACCAACTCCTGCACATAACCAGCAGTTTTTTCGCCGAACCATTTGCGGAACGCAGTCTCGTCCACTGATTTTTTGCCAGTGTCCTGGAGGTAGGCTTTCTCTATATACGCGCGATACTGCTGGGCTTTCTGCGGACCAAGATAATCACGGTCGAACCGCAAATAACGGTTAAAGATGTTCCGCCCAAGGGCTTCGGCAATTTTCGCTTGGCGCATTGCGGCAGACATATTGTTTGGTAGTGTTGGCACCACCATAACGAGTTGGTCGCCTTCTACACCTACGCTGACATCCTTCACCCCCGGTGATTCATCGATGCGCAGACTGGTAACACCAGGCATGCCAAAATGCTCCATGAGCCCCGCGGTGAATTCAGCATCTGCGCGTGTGACGCCAGTGGTGCTGGAGAAGACCTGCATGCCATTGACGGTTGTGCGTTCTTGCGGCGCGTCAAAATGTTGCATGTACTCATCCGGACGTATCGCCTGGTCAGGTGTCCCCCCCGGAAATGCGGCCTGTTGCGCAGTTGTCCGCGCAGCCTGGAGCTCGGCGCCTGTTTGCTGGTCCCGCGCTTTATTCATCGCATCGGTGATGTGCCTGAGCCCCCTATCTTCACCCGCCGCAGTGAGTTGTTGGCGCTCGGTCTCGCGGGCGTCGCGCGCTGCGCGGTAGCGAGCGATTGGCGCCGCAGCCGCATTGGTTGTTGCAGACACTCGTGCACGGTTGGCGACAGGCTTGTTCCCAGGCGCGGCCAACCGTCGGTCTTCCGCCGCGGCATCTTCCATTTCCTTGTACGCGACGCGGCGTTCTGCCTGCAATGCTTTGATGCGATCTGATCGTTCGCGTAATGTGTTCACTGAACGCGGCTGTGTACGATCCCGCTGCGCGCCGGATAGTTGTTTCAACTCGCGGTCAATACGCGCGATGTTCTCTTCCGCTATACCCAGGCGTTTTGTTTTGGGCGAAACCAGATAGTCACGCGCCGCGGCGTCACCATGATATTCACGCACGCGCGACTTGAACGTGCCATCGGCTTCCTGGAGATTGTCATCCTGCGCGATAGCCATCTGGTGCTCACTGGCGCTGTCATCCGTCGCGCGTTGGCGTGCTTCGTCAGATGAGTACGGGTTGTAATCGTCTTCCATTAACGAGGAACGCATATTCTCAGATTCAGCCAACAACTCGCTGACTTCTGGTGACTCCAGGATCTCTTGCGGTGAGTTGTATGCCCCCGCGCGGACGTTGGCTTCCAGCTGCGCGATCACTGGGTTCGTTGCTTCGCCGCGTTGACGCAATGTAGTGCCCAGCAACGAAGCTAGGTCACCATCCGGATTCTCCGCCCACGCCTGGATGGTATCGAGCGCCTGGTTCTGGTGGTCTTCGATTACCGACGCCATTTGCTGGCGCACTGACTCGTGCGCACCTTCTGGCAACGAAGGCATGTACTGGTCAGCAGGTGTACGGAACTGGCGGTTGTCACGCTCGTTCTGCACCTGGCGAATATCACGATCCGCTGTCGGTGTGCTGCGCTTCAGATTACCTACTGTCAGTACCAGATCCTGTTTCAGCCGGCCACGGTCGTCGAACGCACCATTGACATTCCACCCATTGGCGACCATGTCACCCAGGGCGTATTCCAGGCCACGGACGCGGAACTCGGGCTCAGACAACTCCTGCGAAGTTTTGGTTGCAGACAGCGCGTTCATCCCGGCGTATGTGAGGTCAGTCAACGATATCGGCGTTTCCTTACCTTCAGGCGACACCGCGATGATGGTGTTATTCGCCACTACTTCCTGGACGGCGGGGGAATCGATCTGCGCCGCAGTGCTCTGCAGCATGCCTGCTTTCCGTTGTCCGGCGTATCGCGCAGCCAGTGCCACTTCCTCAGACGGCATGAGCCCCGTTTTTGTGTACGGTTCGGGCATGACCGCAGGGTCGGGTCGAGTAACTGGTTCCGCCTCTTCCAGGACGCCGCCCTGGGTCGAGAACGCCGTGTCGTTGATTGGTGATTGTTCAGACGGAACGTAGACCTTGCTGGCGGCGAGGTCTTCCGCTGGGACCATATCTTCTTTGAATACAGTCGTGCGCCCCTGCATTTCCGCCCGGTTGGCCACAAGTTGTTGTTGCTCGCTGGCCAATGTCTGCTGCCCCCGCTCGCGGAGCTGGGCTTTGAACTCTTCCGCCTGCGGATGCCCTGACTGGATGGCATCGATGGCTTGTTGCCGTGCGACAGGAGGCAATGTCCCTAACCCGATGGCCAGGTGCTCATCAGCTTGCTGGCTGGCCAGGATCTGCGCATCTGTATTAACCGCCGGAGTAGCGCTGGCAGCTTGCCGCTGCTCCGCCAACTGGCGCAGGGTAGTGGCTTTCTTCACCGGCGTGGCAGGTTCCACCGGGTCGAGGATAGATGCCTGTGGCTCTGCTGGAGCATCCGGAGCAGGGAGAATATTGGCATTACCTATTAAATCCGGCGCGGCTATCTGGTCGATGGTGTCTGCCACAACTGCGCCGGCTTCCCGCCGTGCCTGGGCGTAGGCTGGGAATTCTTTGCGTGCTACGTCTACAGAGCCGATGATGCCGCCCAGCAATCCGCCTTTGATAAAACTCTCCCGCAACTCGGACAGGTTTTTTTCACTGAAGAGATCGCTGCCAGGGCGATCAGCGTGTACGAGCACCTGGTCGACGAATGTCTGTGCAGTCTCTGTAGCACCTTCGACCGCGGCGTCAGTCACGCCCTCGGCTGCGACAGTGGTTGCCAACTTCGTTCCAGCACCATTCAGCCCGACCTTAGCCGCTTGCTTCGTCAGGAAATCCCCCAACATGCTAGGATCGACACCAGTGCGTTCAGAGATTTTCATGATCTGGCCGAACGCCAAGGTGTCCAATGCACCCTTGATTGCGCCACCTAATAATGCCTGGCCAGTGTTGTCCGCCACACCTGCATCGTCCAGATTCATCTTGGACTCACCGATGTTCTGGGTCACGCCTGCTGCGCCTGCGCCGAGCGTCGCGCCCAGTGCCGCGCGCTTGGCCATTTGCTGGGCTTCGGCGGTGCCTTTTACGGCGGCTTGGATCTTGTAATTTGCGTATGCCTGTTCACCCAGGCGGCGTTTCATCGCTTTACCTAACTGCGCGCGGGCGAGTTTTCCACCGCCTTTTGCGCCGGCGAACTGAAGCGCCAGTTGCGGGAGCTGTTCGCCCAGGGCTTCAACGACGTAAGTGCCAAAATCAGCGAATCCATCGACGTCATCCCAGTCGCGGATCTCTGGCGGATTCGCCATGATTTCCTGGATATTGGACTCAATGCCTTTGTCCGCCCACTTACTGACGACATCAATCCCGACAGCTTCTCCGAGTGTCTTGGCAAATGCGTACGCCGACGCTTGGGCGGAATCTACGCCGCGGCTAAAGGCGCTGGCGAAAGTGTCCCCTACCCCGCGGTCTTCAGGTGGGGATATCAGATTCGCCCGACGTTGTGATACCGGGAGCATAGACTCGTCTTCCGCGCCAATCGTGATAATTGACATGGATTAGAATCCCGCGCCGCGTAGACCTTGGTTCCATTTCGCGGGTACATCAAAGAACCCGCGAACGCCGTCACCAGGCTTGTACCCATAAGTGTCGATTGGTTTGTCTACCACCGCGTGTTTTTTCATTGCGGCGATCTCGTCTTTCTGGATGCCATCCTCGAAGACTTGTAAACCTTTTTCCCCAACGAGACCGACCAGTGCTTTTGCCATCAACCCATTGACTTGGGTCTGTTGTTCTGGCGTCCAATCTTCCGGCTCGCCTGGAGGGATTGGCAAACCGACCTCACGCAAGTAGTTCATTGTTTTCTGGTCGCCGACAATCGCCTTGTAGTGCTTTGTTATGTAGTGCTGCGCGGCAGCCCCGGGGGTACCCAGGTTATCTGAAGGGTGCATATCCTGGTACTGCCGCAACTGTTTGTCCGGGATATTCAATGTGCTGCGCCGGTCGAGGAGCAACTCTTCCGCCACGCCTGGGTTGCCCTTTTGCCACGCAGCGTTGCGTTTCAACTCATCGTTGATAGGGTTAGTGATGGCCGCGCTAAGTCCTTCCAGAGCTGCGGTGTGCCGCTCTTTCGCCGGACCCGTGACCTTCGCCTTAACCTCCTCTTGCGCTGCGCCAGTAGCCAGTTGCTGGATAGGTGTGTTCGCCCCGGGGCGCCCTAACGCCGCGTTTTGCTCAGCCTCGCGTTTCGCGCGTGCGGTTTCTGCGGCGATCTGTTCAGCGCGTTGTTTTTCCGCCGCACCCGAAGACATATTACCTTGCACCAACGTCGCACGTGTTTGTGCGATACCGATCAAATCGTCACCGGAAACGGCGCGATACCCCGCGGTGTTGCTGCTATCAAACGGAACAACTTCACCGTTGTTGTCCAGCGTCACACGTTTTCCGTCAACCATCGCGGTGGGGATCAGCCGGCCATCTGAAGTACCTACCACGCGCATGCCGGACGCACGGTCGCCGAAGAAAGTGCCTGCGATGCGCGGGTTGTTGTATAACAGCGTGTTAGTAGAATCCATCACCTGACGGTTGTATTTCATCGGGTTGTCAGCGTGCAGAGCTTTGATGTCCTGCATACTCTTGACGTAATTGTCCAACCCGCCGAGTTCCTGGTCGTATTGCGCGTTGATGTCGCCTTTCAGCGCGCGGTCTTCAGTCCGGTTGAACTGGTCATTCTGTTGCTCACGCACAGCACGAGCTGCCGCTGACTCGTTATTCTGGCCATGATAAAACTGCTCATTCTGGTTACGCGTTTGTGTTTGTGCATTCCCCAGCATGCCTTGCTGGTAACGGCCAGTGTTTTCAACTTCCACACCACGTAGCTGCAATTCACCGCGGGCTTGCTCTTCCTGCGCCCGGTCCCTCTTGATGCTGGAATCGGCCATTGGTTTGTCGATCTCACCCAACTTCTTATCAAATTGGTATTGATCTTGCTCCAACGTGCGACGGTGTTGCGCATCGCGCAGTCCTTCCCCGTAACGCTGCGCCCGAGCCTGTTCCTGCGCGGTCAGATACCCACCTAGCGAGTCGATGGCCGCTGCTGCTGCTGCTGCGTCGCCGCTACCGTGAATGTACCCAAGTTCTGCCATTTCCGTTCCCCCCGGGGTTACGCTGATTACGTCCCCATGCTGAATATATTTCGCGCCGTCATCGCACGCGACCATCTGCCCTGATACCACGCATGTGTCCGCGGCGGCAGAGCTAACTAATAAAACCCAAAAAATCAGGCCGTACCGCATGGTGCACCTCCTGTAGGCAGCACCTTTATGCTATGGCAATCACGATTCCTACTCCAGCGCCAATTGCAGCATTCTGCGATGATTTTTCAGCCGCCTCTGCTTGATCGCTGGCCAACTTCCTGCGGTTCTGCGCCTGTAATAGAGACGTCGCACTACCAGACGCGGCGTCCTGTAGCCCGCGCATTGTGTTCAGCAACTCGTTCCGACGCGTGGTATTTAGCGCGTACTGATCCATCTGGGCGTTATTCATTGTGGTGACATTTCCGGTGGCCCGTCGCAGCCCGGCCAGGCGCGCCTGGTCATCCACCGCCAGGCTAGATCCTGTGTCGCCACCATACCGCGCAGCGTCTCGTTCACTGCGGGCTTTTTCGCGTTCAGCTGCATCGGGATCGGCAGTTTGCTGCCTCGCCATATCCACTAAGCTGGTGTCATTGTTCTCGCTCGCGAGCATATCCCGCAGCGGTTTGAAGAAGTTTTTATCCCTCCCCATCTGCCGTTGGGTGATCAGGGATAACATCGAAGGGGGCATGGCGGCCATTAAAACCCCCAGGCGGACAAGTTGGACACCTTACGTAAACCCCGGTCGACAGTCCCTGCCCACGTAGACTTCGCTGGGGGTGGGGGTCCTACGCGCGGTGCATTGGCTTGCGCCAACTGCTGGTTTTCTATGTCCTCATTCAGTGAGCTGCCGTATACCTGCCCGGCCATATTGACGCCCTTGGCCACTGCATCCCATTTGCCAGCGGCATCCGCCCCGGCTTTCTGGATGTCGTCGACCTTATTGTCCGTGCTGAATGAAGTGAGGGCAGACAAGTTATTGCCCGTCACCTGCATGTTGTCTTGCCCGAGGCGAACACCGTCCATGATGTCTTGCATACGGGATTCCGCTCCGGCTTTCTGCGCAGCAGAGTGGAGCCCCTGCTTCGCGTCTGTGACCGTCGCCGCGGGGTCGGTGAACACAGGCGTGGCGTTGCTGATATCCGCGCCAGATTTCAACGCGGCTTGCAGCCCCTGTCGCCGGGTTACCTCCGCTTGCTGTTCGATATCTGCATTACCCCGGCCAGCGACTGCAGCAGCGCGGTCTGCCTGGGAGAAAGTGTCTTTCTTGAGTTTGTTGAGCCACGGCTTCGCCACCGTGTTGAAGGTCTTGTTATATTCCTTGTCACGCGCTTCTGCGAATTGTTGTTGCTGCTGTTCCTCGATGGTAGGGCCGCTGTCCCCACCGCCACCGCCTCCACCGAAGAACAGCGCAACTTTGTGACGGCCGACGCCCTGGAACCCGGATGTATCGAAACGCTCGACGATAGGGTCGCCGGTTATGCGCT